AAAAAAGCGGAACTGCGTAAGCTTAGTCAGCAAGCATTAGCAGCTGCCAGAATCGAAGCCGGCGCGCAAAGAGTTCCGGTACAAATAAGTGAACGCGAATGGGAAGCAATTCAAGCCGGCGCAATTAGCGACAACATACTTGCTCAGATTCTTCGTAATGCGGACTTAGACAAAGTAAGACAACTGGCGACGCCCAAGTCAACCACCGAGCTCACGCCGGCAAAGGTTAATCGAATCAAAGCATTGAGTGCTTCAGGTCGCAGCAATGCCGAAATCGCTATGGCGCTTGGCATTTCAACCAGCACCGTTATAAAATACTTGAAAGGATTGTAGTAATTATCATGGTAAAACGAGTTGCTTTAACCACTATCGATAATCCTTATGATCCATTCGATAAGTATAAGGAATGGGCAATGTTCGATTCTCTAAAAGGATACAATTCAAGCGCCTATTTAGGTCGGCTCACTCAGCCTGCGGATTCGCTGTCCGACGAAGAAACAGTTAGAGAAATCGAAAGAGCAATTGACGAAATCATTTACTACGATTTCAGAAACATTTACAAGAAAGTTGTTGAGGCTTAACGATTAACCGGTTAATCGGCATTGAAATTGTTCCATTTAATAGACAATTAGATTCATTTGGTTTGTTAGAAACATCATTTTGAAATATAACGATAGTAATCAGCATATCAGGTCTAATTGTCTGCTAGTCAGTAGGGGGGGGTAACGAAAAACTACACCCCCTATTGCATCGCGCCGGTCCTAAATTTTGCCCCGGGGGGTATATTTTGGGAGCGGTTTCGGATCCATCCCCTTTCAGATGCTTTATGGCAGACGATCCCGCATCTTATCGAGGTCTGTTCACAGCGGATGCCTCCCGCCTATTTCCACGCTTTCTCCTTTCGGCGAATTTGGAAACGTAATCGGACCGTAAGATCCGGACAAGTCATGTATAAAGCATCTGAAAGGGGATGGAAAGATATTCAAACAACTAGAAAACAGAGGTGATAGACATGGGCAGCGATGGTAAACCCCAAAGACGTACTAGACCCGCCTTATCTGTTGAAGCTTCGGAGATGCAACTCATATCCTTGGCGACGGACTTAGCCAGAAAACAACTCGAAGAAGGAACGGCATCTTCGCAGGTCATTAGCCTCTTCTTAAAACTGGGAACCACAAACGCTCGCCTTGAAAGAGAAATCCTTGAAAAGCAAGCGCGGCTGATGGAAGCCAAAACCGAGAATCTGCGATCGGCTAAGAGAATTGAAGCGCTATACGAAGAGGCGTTGACTGCCTTTAGAAGATACCAAGGATCGGGCGATGAAACTGATTATTAGATCATATTCGGAATTGATGAGATTAAAGACTTTCGAAGATCGCTATGATTATCTGAAGTTGAACGGTTTTATCGGAGAAGAAACTTTCGGGTTCGATAGAATACTCAATCAGATATTTTACAGATCGCCCGAATGGAAAAGCATTCGCGATAAGATCATCATTCGCGACGACGGCTGTGACCTCGGCATCGCCGGACGAGAAATTCACGAGCGAATAATCATCCATCACATGAACCCGATAAGTGCCGACGATATTCTAGCGCGTAGCGACTTTATTCTCAATCCCGATTTTCTGATAACGACAACGCACAACACGCACACCACAATTCATTATGGGAGCAAGGAAACTTTATTTTTGCTGCCCATTGAACGAACACCAAACGACACATGCCCGTGGAGGCAATAAGGAGAACCATAATGGCAGGAAAGAAGAAAAATCCCACGGCGGCACAGACCAACGCGGAGAAACAAGATACAGCTGTACTTCCGAACGAAGAGAGAGTCATCGGAAAAGTTATAAACTGCAAACTATTGACGGTTCGTAAAGCGCCGTCACTAAAAAGTGAAGTTGAAGCTACAATTACCGCCGGAACAGAAGTCCAAATCCTCTCGGCAACCGAAAAGTTCCACGAGGTGGTTTTAGCGAATGGCGTTACCGGGTTCTGTCGAAAACAATACATAAGCATTTAGGAGACTTACTATGGACGCGACGAATAGTATCATGACCTCAATCAAGAAGCTTCTCGGAATAGCCGAAGAGTACACGGAATTCGACGCCGACATACTCATGCACATTAACACGGCCCTGTTCGTCCTAACACAATTGGGAATCGGTCCGCCCGAAGGTTTCGCAATTGAAGATGACACGGCACTGTGGTCGGACATTATAACGTCGGAAGCAAGTACAAAGTTGGAAGCGATCAAATCGTACGTATACATGAAGGTACGTATCATATTTGATCCGCCGAATGCCGGACCAATGTTACAGGCACTTGAAAGGCAAATTCTCGAGTACGAAGTCCGTCTTCAGGTTGCAGCCGATCCGCCGCCAGAAAAAGAAAGGACGAAACGTCATGATCCAGACTGAATTAACACATCACGGTATCCTCGGTATGCGTTGGGGCGTGCGTAGAACTCCTGAGCAGCTCGCGCGCATGAAAGGAATAGTTGATGTTTCGTCCGATGCGGTCAGAGGCGCGAAGGAACTCAATACCAACATCGGCGATGCTCGCGGCAGAAAACCAACGAAAGTACAACGAAACGAAATAAAGTCTATGACAGATGCCGATCTGAAAGCCAAAGTGAGCCGACTCAACCTTGAAAAGAATTATACCAAGCTAACCGCAAAAGACACGGGTCGAGGAGAAGAATACGTTGGTAAAATTTTAGGAGTCGCAGGCGGAGTCTTGTCGGTTGCTTCCGGCGCCATCGCCTTAGCAATGACTATAAAGAAAGTTGGAGGATAACAAAATGAGAAGGCCGGACCTTTCCGCGAGTGGCGCGTATCAAGAATTAACACATCACGGCGTCCTCGGTATGAAATGGGGCGTTCGCCGTTTCCAAAACGAAGACGGGTCGTTAACTCCGGAAGGTGAAACGCGGGTCAAGGATCTTAGAAAGGAAGCAAGAAAAACATATGATAGACTTCGTCTTACCGACGGAGGCACGCCAATAGCCCGTAAAAAAGCCTTAGAACGGGCTAAAAATGAAAAAAGAAAGCAGAGAGTCGATAAATGGTTGGCGGAACTAGACCTCATGGCCATCAGTTTATCAGATGCGGTTGATGAATATAAAATATTGACGGGTAAAAACCTTGTTGATCGTTTAAAAACACATAGTATTCTTATGGCCGGCCTATATGGCAATTATTCAGACGATGGAATCGCTATACTCCAAAATTTAGAAAAAGGGACATTGCGAGACTTTTATAAAAACGAAAGAAAATAAACGCATATGGCATTATCGAACACTGCTGTTCCGGTATATTATGGCGCGTTTCGAGACGCCGTAATCAGAGGAGAGATTCCGGTATGCAAAGAAATCTCGATGGAGATGAATCGGATTGACGACCTTATTCGAAACCCCGGAATCTACTACGATGATCAAGCGGTCGAAGGGTTTATCGAATTTTGCGAAACCGAATTAACCCTCACAGATGGTTCCGATCTCAATCTTCTCGATACTTTTAAAGTCTGGGCGGAGCAAATATTCGGATGGTACTATTTCACAGAGCGTAGCGTGTATCAGCCGCGGGAAGACAATCACGGCGGTAGATATGTTAAGAAAACCGTGAAGCGCCGGCTGATTAACAAGCAGTATTTGATTGTTGCCAGAGGCGCGGCAAAATCCATGTACGCGTCCTGTCTGCAAAGCTATTTTTTAAACATCGACGCGTCAACAACGCATCAGATTGCTACGGCAATTACGATGAAGCAGGCGGAAGAAACTCTATCGCCAATTCGAACCGCAATCGCCAGAGCCAGAGGTCCGTACTTTAAATTCCTCACGGAAGGTTCCTTACAAAACACCACGGGATCTAAAGCGAACAGGGCAAAACTCGCATCAACAAAAAAGGGGATTGAAAACTTTCTGACAGGATCGCTTCTTGAGATCCGCCCGATGACTATCACCAAACTACAAGGGCTTCGAAACAAGATCTCTTCGGTAGATGAATGGCTTTCCGGCGACATTCGAGAAGATGTTATAGGCGCTCTTGAACAGGGAGCTAGTAAACTGGACGATTATCTCATTGTGGCGATTAGCTCTGAAGGTACCATTCGTAACGGAAGCGGCGATACAATCAAAATGGAACTCGCTGAAATTCTGAAAGGCGATTATGTTAACCCGCACGTTTCTATTTGGCATTACCGTTTGGATTCGATTGACGAAGTTCCCAACCCGGAGACGTGGGTAAAAGCCAACCCGAACATTGGGCGAACGGTTAGTTACGAAACTTATCAACTTGATGTGGAGAGAGCGGAGAAAGCACCGGCGGCCCGAAACGATATTTTAGCGAAACGCTTCGGTATCCCGATGGAAGGGTTCACTTATTTTTTCACTTACGACGAGACGCTCCCCCACAGGCGATGTAATTTTTGGAAGCTCCCGTGTGCGCTTGGCGGCGATCTTTCTCAAGGCGATGATTTTTGTTCCTTTGCATTTTTGTTCCCCTTATCCGGCGGTCAAAAATTCGGAGTGAAGACTCGGAACTATATAACGTCCAACACACTAATGAAACTCCCGAGTGCTATGCGTGCAAAGTATCACCGCTTTCTAAACGAAGAGAGCTTGGTGGTCTTTGAAGGTACCGTTTTAGACATTCAGCAGATTTACGATGATTTGGATCAACATATCACGAAGACCGAATACGACGTTCGATGCTTCGGCTTCGATCCCTACAATGCAAAAGAATTTGTCGCGCTTTGGGAAACGGACAACGGACCGTTCGGAATCGAAAAGGTTATTCAGGGAACCAAGACGGAATCGGTACCGCTGGGCGAACTTAAGAAGTTGTCTGAAAATCGAGACATCATATTCGACGAGGAAATCATGACATTCGCCATGGGTAACTGCATCGTTTTGGAGGATACGAATGGCGGTCGGAAGCTTTTCAAGAAGCGCCGCGAAGACAAGATAGATCCGGTATCCGCTTTGATGGACGCGTATGTCGCATACAAAGCCAACAAAGAAGCATTCGAATAAGAGAGAGAGTTATGCATCAAGAATTAACACATCACGGCGTCCTCGGTATGAAATGGGGCGTTCGCCGTTTCCAAAACGAAGACGGGTCGTTAACGCCTGCCGGAGAAAGAAAAATTAAAGCCGCCGCCAGAAGCGCGGGAAAAGCGGAATCGAGACGACGAGCTGTTGTCGCAGATTCGGAAAGAGCTTCTTCCGAATTAGCAAGATCCGCAAAAGAAGCAAAGGACATGAGCAAGTGGCAAAGAGAAGCGGGCAAAGGCATTCGAGCAAAAATCAACAGTGCGGCAGCAAAAGACATCGCCGGATTTGCCGTCAATCTCCGTAGAGAGGCCAGGGAAGACGCCAAAGAGTGGTTGGAAATTAGTCAATATAAGAAACAAAAAGCCAACGACTTAGTTGCAAAATTCGGTAATGATCCGAAAGCAAAGAAACTTGTAGATTCGATTTTTAATCAGTATGCGTCAATGCCGGTGATGGGATCGGAGTACTACACAAAACAGGCTCGAGACTATTAAAAACAAAGGAGGAGACGTCATGCGTCAGACCGAATTAACGCATCACGGCGTCCTTGGTATGCGCTGGGGCGTTCGCCGTTTCCAAAACGAAGACGGGTCTTTAACGCCCGCGGGTCAGAAGCGTTTGGATCGTAAGGATCAACGCTGGGTCGACCGAAATAGCGGCAAAGTTACCCAAAAAGCCGAATCCGCCGTTTCTAAAGATCTTAAAACATATCAGCGAGAGCTCCTGCAAAACCCCGGCGCATTAAACAAAAACAACAGATTAAGCTCCGCTACGATTAGTGCTTATAACAATCGTATGGCCGAGCTCATGCGCGATCAAGTCTCATCGCTGAGAACGCCCTCCGGTAAAGTTGTAACCTTTGTCGCAAAGCGCGGAGAAATCGGGGTCTTCATGGCCATGGCAGATCAAGGATACAACATGAGCCAACTGAAAAACGGACTTTGGGCATCCGGCAGGATCGCATATAAACAGACCGAAGTCGGCAAAATCGAAGCTCGCGAAAAGGGGGGGTGATTAGATGGACGAACATAAACCGCTTGGCTCCAGATTGAAACACGCGTGGAACGCTTTCCGTAACAAGGACCCCACCGAAGAATTAAGATGGGATGGTCCAAGCTCATATTCTCGACCGGATCGTGTCAGATTCACAAGAGGGCATGAACGATCCATCATAACCTCTATTTACAATCGCATCGCAATGGACGTAGCGGCAGTAGACATCAAACATGCCAGACTAGATGAAAACGGTCGTTTCATAGAAACTATTGATTCCGGTTTAAACGAGTGTTTGAATGTTGAAGCGAATCTGGACCAAACAGGCCGTGCGCTTATTCAGGACATTGTCATGTCTATGCTGAATGAAGGTGTCGCGGCGATTGTTCCCGTGGATACCACTTTAGACCCGACGCAAACGGGATCATATGACATCCGTTCACTACGAACGGGAAGCATCCAGCAATGGAATCCAAACACGGTAAAAGTCAGTGTTTATGATGAAAAAGAAGGTATTCGAAAAGATCTGACGCTCTTGAAAAGGACAATAGGCATTGTCGAGAATCCCTTTTATGCGATCATGAACGAACCGAATTCGACGCTTCAGCGTCTGATTCGAAAACTCGGTCTTTTGGATGCCGGAGATGAGCGCAATAATTCCGGTAAGTTAGATCTCATCATTCAATTGCCGCATGTTATAAAATCGGAAGCCAGACAGCAACAAGCGGAACGACGTTTAAGATCAATCGAAACGCAATTGAATGATTCCAAACATGGAATCGCGTACACGGACGGAACGGAAAAGATAATTCAACTGAATCGCGCGGTGGAAAACCAACTAATGGCGCAAATCGAATCTTTGACGAGTATGCTTTATGGCCAGTTAGGGATGACACAGAGCATCTTAGATGGAACCGCCGACGAAAAAACCATGCTGAATTACTACAGCAGAACAATCGAACCCATTGTTTCTGCGATCGTCGAAGAAATGCGTCGAAAGTTCTTAACCAAAACCGCCAGGTCCCAATTCCAATCCATCATGTTCTTTAGAGATCCGTTTAGTTTGGTGCCCGTGGCACAAATCTCTGAAATGGCCGACAAGTTTACCCGAAACGAAATCTTATCCCCGAACGAAGTACGCCAAATCATAGGTCTTAAACCGTCCCCGGATCCGGCATCCGACGAACTAAGGAATAGGAACTTAAACGCCGCGAGCGATGAAAATAAAGAGTCGCTCGGATCACAAGAAGATAAGGAGAATCAAAATGGCTAAAAAAAGATTCGACTTCGCGGGATGGGCCACTCGAAATGACCTTTTATGCTCAGATGGACGAACCATCAAGAAAAACGCATTCAAACATAACGATGGCCAAACCGTCCCGCTGGTGTGGAATCACCAACACAACGAACCATACAATGTGCTAGGACACGCACTTCTCGAGAATCGTGACGACGGCGTTTACGCACACTGCACATTTAACGATGGTCAAACCGGACAACACGCCAAACTACTGGTACAACACGGAGATGTTACAGCATTGTCAATTCGTGCGAATAAATTGCAGCAGCTCGGCGGAGACGTTATTCACGGCTTGATTCAAGAAGTAAGCCTCGTATTAGCCGGTGCAAATCCGGGCGCGTTCATCGAGACCGTCGCACTTGCTCACAGCGAAGCTGGCGATGAAGAAATAATCCTTTATACAGGAGAAGCACTTGTCCATTCAGACGATAACGAACAGGAGGAAGATCTGACCATGCCTGAAAAACCCGCCCCGGATGTCACACACGCGGACGATTCCGAAACAGTCGGCGACGTTTTTAATACGCTGACCGAGAAGCAAAAAAAAGTGGTTTACGCGATGATTGCGACAGCACTTGAAAGCGAAGCCGTACAACACAATGATACAGATGAAGGAGATGGAGAACTTATGCACACAAATGTGTTTGAAAAACAAGGGGCTCCCGAAGAGCAACAGACTCTAAGCCATGCCGAAATGTCTACAATCTTCGCAGATGCAAAGCGTCTCGGGAGTTTGAAAGCGTCCGTTCTTGAACACGGAATCGACGATATCGAATTCCTATTCCCGGACGCAAAGAACGCTGTACCCGGTGCACCGATCGTCATTTCGAGAAGAATGGAATGGGTCGCGGATGTTATGAAGGGTGTCCGCAATAGCCCGTTCTCTCGAATTAAGTCTATTATGGCCAACCTGACCGAAGATGAAGCCCGCGCGAAGGGTTACATCACCGGTAACATGAAGAAAGAGCAGTTCTTCGGATTAATCAAGCGTACGACCACACCGCAGACAGTCTATAAGAAGCAGCAGCTCGATCGCGATGACGTCGTCGATATTACCGATTTCGACGTTATCATGTGGCTGAAGGGCGAAATGCGTACCATGCTGGACGAAGAGCTTGCCCGCGCGTTCCTCGTCGGCGACGATCGTCCGACTTCTTCGGATGACAAGATCAATCCGATAAACATCCGACCGATCTGGCAGGATGACGATTTGTTTACGATCAAGCAGTTGTCCGAAGCACCTGCGACTTCCACGTCCGGTGAGAAGGCTCGTGCGTTCATCATTTCGGCGATCAAATCTCGGAAGCACTACAAAGGCTCCGGAAATCCGACTATGTACATGACCGAAGACATGCTGACCAGTTGTTTGCTTATCGAAGACTTGAATCAGCGTGTCATCTACGATTCAGTAGAAAAACTGGCGACAGCACTGCGCGTGAGTAAGATCGTTACGGTACCGATCATGGAGAACTTGAAGCGGACAACTGACGACGGCGATGTTCAATTAGACGGCATCATCGTTAATCTCAGCGATTACAACGTCGGTGCAGATAAGGGCGGCGCGATTAATCTGTTCGACGACTTCGACATCGATTACAACCAGATGAAGTATCTGATCGAAACACGTTGCTCCGGCGCGCTGATCCGTCCGTACTCGGCGATCGCGCTCGAAAGTAAGCTCGCTTAAACAGTATTAAGGATGGAAATTCAAAATGGCTAAGTATTACGGTGCAATTGGATACGTTGAGACGAAAGAAACGAGACCGGGAGTCTGGCTGCCGGAAACCACAGAGCGAAACTATTACGGCGACCTGCTAAAAAACAATAGACGACTCGAATCCTCGGATGGCGCAAACAACGATCTCAACATCTCAAACCAAATCAGCATAGTCTCAGATGCTTATGCCCTCCAGAATTTCCACGCTATACGATATGCAACATATATGGGTGTTAAATGGAAAATCACCAACGTGGAAGTACAGCACCCGCGACTTTTACTGACTCTGGGGGGCGTATGGAATGACGGATAGAATCAAGCTGCACGAGATATTCAAAGAAATTCTCGGAACCACCAACGTCTATTTCCAACCCCCCGAGTCGGTGAAACTTAAATATCCGGCTATCGTATATGCCCTGAACGACATTGATACGGATCACGCCAATAACGCAATCTATCGATGTAAAAATCGATATACGGTTACGCTGATTGACTATGATCCGGATAGCGGGTTTATCAAAAAATTACTCGCACTCCCCTATTGTTCTTTTGATCGTCATTTCGCAAAGGACAATCTCAACCATTACATCTACACTATCTATTTTTAAAAGGAGAATAAAACTATGGCTTTCAAACTTATATGGGACGCCGTTGGCGAACGCTTATACGAGACCGGCGCGGATCGCGGGGTTCTTTACCTTCCCGATCCGTCAGGCATCTACAACAAAGGCGTTGTTTGGAATGGTCTTATCTCGGTTGCTGAAAACCCCTCCGGAGGCGAGCCTACGGCTTTATGGGCAGACAACCAGAAATACCTCAATCTCATGTCGACAGAAGAATACGCGGCGACGATTGAGGCTTACACTTATCCGGATGAATTTGCGGAGTGTGATGGCTCCCGCGAACTCGCTCCCGGCATTATAATCGGTCAGCAGACCCGTAAAGGATTCGGGTTTGCCTACCGCACGCTCATCGGCAACGATCAGGAAGCAGCAGGCGACCTCGGCTACAAAATTCACCTGGTTTATGGTGCATTGGCCACCCCCTCCGACCGGACGAGCGAAACCGTCAACGACACGCCGGATGCAATCACGTTCTCTTGGGATCTCTCTACAACACCGGTTAATGTGACAGGCATGAAGCCGACAGCTTCTCTGGTCGTCGACTCGACAAAAGTGGAGGCTACCACGTTGGCGGAAATAGAAGCTATCTTGTACGGCGACGGTACGACCGAACCCCGTTTACCGCTTCCGGATGAGATTGTGGAGCTCATGACCCCGTAGCATCATTTGGACTAAAGGAACCGTATTCAGGGTGAAGGGCTGGCGGTTCCTCTTTTTATTTAGGAAGGAGCAATAAAAAATGATAAAGAAAACAATTAATTATACGGACTACAACGGCGTGGAGAGAACGGAAACGTTCTATTTCAACTTGTCCAAAGCAGAACTTACGGAGATGGAGCAACTCACGAGCGGCGGTCTTTCCGAGATGGTTAAGAAGATCACAGAGACACTGGATGGTCCCGCCATTATCCGCCTGTTTAAAGATCTCGTACTGAAGGCATATGGCGAAAAGAGTGCGGACGGCAAAAGATTCGTCAAGAACGACGAAGTTCGCGACGCATTCGCACAGACAGAAGCATATTCGGAGTTGTTTATGGAGCTTGCCACGGACGCTGACGCGGCGTCGAAATTTGTAAACGGTATTATACCGGCGGATTGGAGAGCTAAAACGGCAAACCCAGCGGCTGGGGATGCATCGAATGCTGTACTTAAACCTGCCTGACGTTGAAGAATGGGACGAGAAAACAGAGCAATTCCTAATTGTAAAAGGAACGACTTTACAGCTCGAACACTCTCTCGTCTCAATTTCAAAATGGGAATCGAAATGGCACAAAGCCTTCCTTACCCGGACTGAAAAAACGCCGGAAGAGACCATCGACTACGTAAAGTGCATGACGCTTACGCAGAACGTAGACCCCGCAATCTATGATTATATCGCGCTGCATTGCATGGGCAAAATTTACGAGTACGTAGAAGAGCCGATGACCGCCACTACATTTTACAACGATAAAAACGATAAAAAGAGCAGAGATGTAGTCACCGCAGAGCTTATTTATTACTGGATGATCGCATTAGAGATCCCTGTCGACTTTCAAAAATGGCATATCAACCGACTCTTGACGCTCGTCAGGGTCTGCAACCTTAAAAACAAAAAACCGCAAAAGATGAGTAAGGGCGACATCATGAGGCGTAATTCGGCTCTAAACGCCGCTCGCAAGGCCAAATTAGGAACCAGCGGATAAGTTTGTAAAACGGAGGATCGCATAGTGATAACGTTCAAGCATCAAGGCGATTTTTCCAAAACGTTTCGCTTTCTCGAAAAAGCTCCGGGTGCTCTTCGTGCGGTCGACTTTGATCGGTTTGGCAAAGAGGGTGTAGCGGCATTGGTGTCGGCAACGCCCTCTGATTCCGGTGAAACAGCCGCTGCTTGGGATTATACCGTTTCAAAAGGCGCAGGATCTGTAGAAATCGCGTTTAGCAACAGCAACGTAAACAACGGATTCCCGATAGCGATCGGTCTCCAGTATGGACACGGAACGGGAACAGGCGGTTATGTGCAAGGCCGAGATTACATCAACCCTGCCATACAGCCTATTTTCGACAGGCTCTCAAACGAATTATGGAAGGTGGTCACCGGGCTATGAGTTCTACAGTCGATAATAGAGTCGTTGAAATGCAATTCAACAACCGGCAGTTCGAAACCAATGTCCGAACTTCCATGTCAACCCTCGATAAACTTAAAAGCAGTTTAAATTTATCGGGAGCGGCTAAGAGTTTAGATGGGCTCGGAAACGCGTCAGACAAAGCGAGCTCGAAATTCTCAGTGCTCGAAACGATAGCCGTCGGCGCTTTATTGTCTATAGGGGCCGCCGCTGCTAAAGCCGGATTACAACTTTCCAAATCGTTAACGATCGATCAAATGACCGCCGGTTTCGAAAAGTACGGACAAAAGACACAGGCGGTACAAACAATCATTGCGGCAACCGGGCAAGAGCTAGAGTATGTAAACCAACAAATGGAGAAGCTTAACTGGTTCACAGATGAGACCAGTTATAACTTCGTCGACATGGTCGGCAACATCGGTAAGTTTACAGCTGCCGGAATCGACTTGGAAGTTGCGACCACGGCAATGCAAGGCATCGCGAATTGGGCGGCCGTTTCCGGGCAGGGGGCTAACGAAGCAAGCCGTGCGATGTACAATTTAGCGCAATCAATTGGAATGGGTGTCGTTAAACTACAAGACTGGAAATCCATTGAAAACGCGAACATGGCGACCAAAGAGTTCAAAGAAACGGCAATTGAAACCGCAAAAGCGCTCGGTACTCTCAAGAAGAATAGCGATGTTACGTTCGAGAACTTTTCCAGTACGCTCAGCAAGGGTTGGTTTACCAGCGATGTTTTACTGGCGACATTGGATAAATACGGCGCATATTCCAACGAAATTTACGAGATAATGTTATAAACCGCCGTAGAATTTAAGAGCAAGTTATAACCTTGAAAAATTACACCTACGCTTTTTGAACGATATTCATCTCGGTCAAGCTCTCTAAGGTTTTGCCCGTTGTAGAGAAGATTTCCATCTTTGCATATATCAAGACCCGAAATCAAGGATAATAAAGTAGATTTTCCTGCTCCCGATTGCCCGATAATTGTGTAAACTTTGCCGCTTTCAAATTCGCCGTTGATTCCTTTTAATACGGCTTCTGCATAGCAAGACCGATACCGAGATTAGCCGTTGT